TAACATCCCAGAAACTTGCTGGTTCTCCTATCCAAATAACTCCTGTCATAATACTTGCAATAGTGATACCTGAGAAGCGTGTAATCAAGTCGCCAAACTCTTTTAAACGCTTGACATAATCTAACAATCCGCCTACAACTAATCCTATTGCTCCACCTATTTCACCAAGCACAACAAAAGTCCAAACCAACAATGTTAGTCCAAACGATTCTGCTGTCTCAGCATCAATAGGCCATTTGTCTAATCCTTGCTGTAAGAAAACAACAATGATTGGTATGCGTATGAGCCAATGTGTCATACAAAATTCTGGTATTTTACTTGTGATTGTTTTTACGGACATTTGAAATTTTTACACCCATTTAAGTTACTAGGAGCATAAACACTCCCATCATATTGCGAACCTGTTTTGCCTTTGCCTGTCTCTACACCAAAGTTGCAACTGGTCACTGCCAAGAAAAAAGCAAGCGATCCATACACCGTCCATTTGGTCCATTTCATAAACCCACCAAATGTGTGTTCTGCTGTGGCTTGTGCCTGTGGTCTTGGATCTGTCATCGACCTGTTACCTCTGGCAAATCTTTAGCCCAAGGAAATTCTACAAAAACTATTTTTTCAATTAACTTCCCCATCCGGCAAACTCCTCTTTGTTTTGCATTCTAACGTGTCGTGTGGGCAGGTAGTAATCAGTTTTACCTAAACATTCCCAACCTGTTTCTGCAAGCATCTCTACTAAGTGTGTCTTACTGCTGAACTCCATAGTGAATGTTTCGCCGTTACTTCTATTGTAAATGGTGTAATTCATTACTCTAAACCTATACACGGAATAAGGATACTTTGCTTACAATTATCCGGATAAGCAATCGCTGAGCCGAGTATAGGCAATCCTACCATACCAATAATGATAATCAAGAATGCCCAGCCTAGGCCTTTGGTAGTGCAATATTGTGTTTGCTCACTCATGCTCGCCACCCTTTGCTCGGCCGTTGTACTTACGTCCTGACTTTAACAAATTGTTGAGTGACTCTGGATTCTTTTCTGCTTGACGGAATGTCACTGCTGTAATTGTAATACCGCTGATTAACAAGATATGAAATGTTGCACTAATGCCAAACGCATAAAAACTTCCTACCATTACTGCAAAGATGCCTGACCAAATAAAGAACAGACATTGAAAGATCATATGTCCTACCATAGGGTCTAGATTTCTTAGCGGTGACTTTTCAACTGTCATTACGCTGTCCCACATTTCACGTGGAATGTTTGCAAGTTCTGATATTGTGGTTGCCCAACCAATGGGTTTTGGATTCTTCATAGTTTTCTCCTGTGTGTCTTTTAGTGTGTATTATATATAGCATGGAAAAGAGACAATGTCAAGTTTTCTATCTGCGCTAAAGTGTAGCAGGAGAAAAGTGGGAGGCATTCTGTTGCCCGGGGCCTCCCTAACCGCGAACTTGCCCTTAGGCTGCTTCTAAGACTTCAAGGTCTACGAAAAGTTCAGGTTTGAAATTACTATTTGCAATTATCAATTTTGTTCGCGGTAACGGCGCTTACATCCCGGTAACTCCACTCTGCTATCCCGTCAGTCGATCCTAGTTCTACCCCATCAAAAACACACTGCCAACCACGAGGCTCAAAGAACCCTTAAAGGCGATTTCGCGGGTCAGACCCTAGAAACAGTGTGTTTATGGTGGAGTAGCGCGGTACTGCCCCGCGGTCCTGTCCGTATTCACGTCACTTCAACGTTACAGTATATTTATACACTACTTTTGTTGTTGTGTCAAGAAGTGTTTAGCAATATTTTTATTAGTAGTCATTAATAAAATTCTATCGTTTTCGTCTACAACAAGATATTTATTTTTACACTTTTCTAATTTCATAATTTAGATATATACTACCATTTAGGCATTGTCAAGATCTTTTTTTGACTCCGAACAGCATCCATTAATCTTGCAAGTTGTTTTGTATTATCATATGGATTATTTTGATGGTATGTGCTACGCCATTGTGTGCTGTCGTTACACTGCTTTGAAAATTCTTTGTGTAATAGTTGATCTAAATAATCTAAATCATGTTCGCTAAGTTGCGCTATTTTTGAAGTGACCATATTTTTCCTCCCAGGCACGTTCGAACTGTTCTTCATAATCACTGAGAGGCGCACCGTTTGATCCATCTGCCCATAGGCGTTTGAAGTAACTGTCTGCGCAACTCATAACTGTTTGTGGAGTGGCTTCAAGATGACCTTTGACCATAAAGAATATTCTATATTCTTCTTTTAAATCGCTAGCGTCAATAACTTTTAGCATTGTAACCTTTCATTGCTGTGGTAACATTTGTATTTACTCAAATACTTAATGCTGGCGCTAACATTATTCTTTAAAGGTGCCAAAATAAGATTTAGCATCTTCTGGAATAATTTTAGCAGGTCTTAATTTTCCTGCTAATGTAAAGGTCTTAAACCAATCTTTAATTTTATATAATTTTGTTGATTCACGTCTAGCAAGTCTTTCTAATTCTGGAGTAGGTTCAGTTACAACTAACTCAACTGATTCCATATCAGGAGTAATAAATGTAACCATAGCTAACGGATCACCTTTTTTAATTACATACTCTTTATTAGAATTTGGAGTAGTAAAGAATGTATAATGCCATGCTCGTAACCAGTTATAAATATCCATCATACCTAGCATCATATTTGGCATAGGACTGTTAGGATGAGGCCAAAACATAACTTTAGTGCCCGGTGTATCAGTAGCAAACATTATGTCACCTGCTATCATTTGTACGGTACCATTTTCGTATATAACACTATGATTAACTGCTTCACTATCTCGAACATGCCAGTCTTGATCGATTCCGGTATCTTTTTTATGAAAGCTAATTGTTCCATCATCAAGTATTATAAATCTAAAATCTAATGGACTTATGTATTCAAAAGTATTTTGTCTAGCTATTTTTGTAATAGGACATATACTTGCACCATCTGTTACTCCGCCATACAAGGCTTTTGATGTTACTTTGCGCAACATAGGATGTAATAGATCACTATTAGGGTATCTGTATTCACCTGCTACAGGTGCTACTACTGCAACTTTTATTTTTTTCATTTACATTGAAGACTTTCGTTCTTGTATTTCTTTACGTCTTTCTTTTATTAATTTAGTCATATCAAGCAATGCTTTTCTTGCTCTTGGCGCTGCTGCTTTAATACCTTTATCTTCAAATAATTCAACTTCCTTACAATAATATAAGAAAGTTGCTTTTAATTCTTCGTGCAAGTTATTTTCCATAACTATGTTGCCCTGTAATTAGATTATATATTTCTTTCCAGTTTTGTACTGTTGGAGCATTGCCTGTATAATTTTGATTAAAATTATGATTTATCAATACAGAATTTAAACCAAACCGTAGTCCACAATCTACATTCTCAGGCTTATCCTCGATCCACCAACATCCTGTTCCTTGATATTTTACAAGTTCGTCATCTTTATCTGCGCCTGTGTCTAAGTAGACATATTTTTCAAATGCAGTATCTCCAAATAACTCACGTAAGTTCTTTGTACGCAAATGACATGCATATTGATCAGTACTTAAACTAGTAATGGCATGAAAAATGTACCCATGTTCTTCATGTAATTTACGGATATACTTGATAGCATCACGTAAAGGAGGAAGTTTTCGAATAGCTGCACTTTCGTTAAACATTCGAACTAGACGTTTTGCTTCTTTTGCGTCTAGTCCGTACTTTTGATCCATTTGATATTGACTGTTATCTATAATTTTATAATCATGTCGTGCCATCCATTGATCAAAAGCGTACACCCAGTCAAGGATAACACCATCGCAGTCTGTTAATATAACTTTATTTTTCATAATTGCCTCTCTAATTGCCTATTGTGTTCTTATTATAACATAAGCTTTAGAGTTTGTCAAGTTTTATTAGCCAGCAAATACATTTGGACTTCCTGCGGCAACACTTGTACAAGCTGTTACTGCATCTCCAACTCTGCCTGCACCTTTATTATTACAAAATACAGTCGTAGATCCTATAGTGATAGGTGCGGCATGAGTAGGACACGGATTACCAGGAAGCAAATGTCCGGTATTGTTATCTCCTTGCCTACTCCAAGGAATATTATTTACAAAGACATTAGGTGAGCCTTGAGCTCGCGTCATTCCTGAGCAGTGCGGTACATCTGCATCGCCAATTCTAGTTGCTGCGGGCATGTTCTATCTCCATTAACTTTTCTAATCGAGCAGGCCATTGTTCTATTTCATCATGCTGCTCTTTAGTATGTGGAGGCTCAGGTATTTCTGGTAAAAACTTTATCACATGATCGAAGTCTAAAGGAATAGAGTCATAGTCAGTATAAGTTTCTAACTGATTATTCCTTAAGACTATAAATTCGTGTGCCATATATTACCTACGCCATTTGTATGCCTGTTGTACTAGAAACATATTGTTTAGCCATCTCGCCATCTGTTTTATGAACAAACATCATACTAGTTTTATTTAGTTTGACTTTTGAGTCTGGATGAATTGTAAATGCAAACGGGCCTAGACCTACGCCCTGCCCTGATGCCATAATAGCCATAGGTTTTTGAACTGTAATAGTATTTGTATCTTCTTCAACAAAGCGAGCAACAATTTCTTCACCTGCATTTGTTTTTAAAGTAATAGTTTCATTTGCTTTGTATGGCGCTTCGATAATCATAATGTGTGTCCTGTTCCTGTGTAGTTTGTATCTTCAATATATGCTGTAAATTGTTCGTAACCGCCTATTTTAAGTCCATTGACTACTATCTGCGGAAATGTACGTGCTTCTGGAAACTCTGTAAGCACTTCTTCTCTATCAAAGTCTTTTCCAAGTTCTCTGTATTCAAAATCGTATCCACGCTGTTCGCACAATGCTTTTGCTTTAGTGCATGACGGACATGCTGGCTTTCCCCATATATAAATCATAAGCTGAATCCTTTAAATGTGTCTTCTGAAACATCTTGTTTCGTGCCGCCGATTACATACGAACTAATCTCAGTTTCCTGTGGTGCAACTTGCACTTCAGCACCACTAATCCATTTCTGTGTCCATGGTAAAGGGTTGCTTTTCGTGTTGTATGGCGACTTCAAATTGACATTTGTCATACGACGAGTACAAATAAATTCAATGTACTGTCCTAATAGTTCGGTATTCAATCCAATCATTGATCCGTCTTTGAACAAATACTCTGCCCATGCTTTTTCTTGATCAACTGCATCAACAAACATCTGAATACACTCTTCTTCTGTTTCTTCAGCAATCTTAACAAAGTCAGGATCGTCTTTCTTTAGAAGTTTCAGCAACATTTGTGTCGAAGCAAGATGCAAGTTCTCATCTCGTGCAATCAACTTAATAATTTTAGCATTGCCTTCCATTTTCTTTAGTTCAGCAAATGCCCATGAGCATGCAAAGCTCACATAAAAACGCACACCTTCAAGAATGTTAACACTCATTAGTGTAAGCCATAGTCGTTTCTTTAATTCATAAAGATCTACTTCAACTGTCTTACCATTTACTTTATGTTTGCCTTCACCTAGAAGATTATAGTATGCACTCATTTCAATCAATTCATCATAGTATTTTGAAATGTCTTCTGCACAATCTACAATAGGTCCGATAGACATAAGTTCATCAAAGATTTTAGATGGATTTGTATAGACATTACGAATGATGTGTGTATAAGAACGTGCATGAATTGTTTCACTGAACGTCCATGTTTGGATCCAGTTCTCAATCTCAGGTAACGAAACAATAGGAGTGAATGCTTCTACAGGTGCTCGCCCTTGCACACTGTCTAGTAAGATTTGACGTTTTAGATTTGATGTAAAGATATGTCGCTCGTGTTCTGTAAGAGCTTTAAAGTCTTTAGCATCTTGATAGATGTCTACTTCTTCTGGACGCCAAAAGAACCCTAGCTGTTTATCTGTCAGCTGATCAAACTGTTTGTATTTTAGTGTGTCGTAACGTTGGATTGTAGGCCCGCCGCTTGGGTCTAAGAAAGCTGTAACTTTCGTATGATCGACCCTGTTTTCTACGTCAAAAACGCTCATGTGTGTATCCTCTTTTATATCTATAGTTGAATATAACATGCTCTT